ACTTTACACCTCATGGACGCACTAAATCTAGCTGAATACCTCTACAAAAAGTTACGTCAACGTCGTGATGACATACAGGTGTCTTTAGGCACAGGTAACATTGGTTCGTTTGACGATTACAAATATGCGGTTGGACAGATTAAAGGTCTAACGTTCATGGAAGAAGAAATCAAAACAGCAATGAGAAATATCGAGCTATCAGATGACTAAAAAAATATATGTGCCTGACCATATGGCAGTAAAACCAAAGGGTATGCAGAACATTCCTACACCTATAAAGACTGCTTTTGGAAAAGATAAAGAAGAAAGTAAGAATGAGAATGACCCCTCTCAAATGGAAGCTTCAGCGTTAGAGCGTCTTCCACAACCAACTGGATATAGAATGTTAATTATTCCGTATTATCCAAGTGAGAAAACAAAAGGTGGTGTGTATGTCCCTGATGCGGTTAGAGACAGAGAAGCCTTTGCAACAGTGGCAGCATACGTTGTAAGACTTGGCCCCGATGCATACCAAGACTCCCAAAAATTCCCAACTGGTTCGTGGTGTTCTGAAAAAGATTGGGTTCTTATAGGAAGATATGCTGGAAATAGGTTTAAAGTGGAAGGACTTGAGGTTCGTATTATAAATGACGATAATATTATAGCCACAATACTTGACCCCAAAGATATTTCGTATGTATAAGATAACAGAGGAGAGTTTTTGTTATGCAAGCAGAAGCACAAGAAAAAGAAATTGAAGAAGTAACATCCGTAGAAATAGAGGATGATTCTGAAGTTATTGAAGATGTTTCTGAAGAAGAGCAACAAGCATCTTCTGATGAAAGTTCTGATGATGAGCAAGAGCTTAGAGATTATGAGTCTCCTAACAAAAAACAAGGCTCTAAAAAAGATGCGCAAAGCAGAATCCAACATTTAACTGCGTTAAGAAAAAAGGCTGAAGAAGAAGCAGCCGCCGCAGTTGAGTATGCGCAGCAAGTTAAAGCTCAAAATGAAGAATATAAACAGCGTCTTTCAACCTTAGACAAAGGTTATATGTCTGAGTATGAAGGAAGAGTTACAACGCAGGAAGCTCAAGCAAAACGTGCATTGGCAGAAGCACATGAAGCAGGCGATTATGAGAAACTAGCAGATGCTCAAGCAGCAATATCACAAATTGCTATTGAAAAAGAGCGTCTTCGCTTACAAAAACAACGTTCTGAACAGCAAGCACAAGAATATGCTGCTCAAGAAGAACAGGTGCAACAGCAGCCCCGTCAACAAACCCCTCAACCACAACAGCGTGACCCAAAGCTAGAGTCATGGTTAGGAAAAAATAAGTGGTTTGGTTCTGATAAGGTTATGACAAGTGCTGCAAGGGCAATTCACGAAACGTTAGTTGCGGAAGAAGGGTATAACCCTACAACCGATGAATATTACGCGGAAATTGATCGGCGCATGCGTTCTGAAATGCCTAATAAGTTTGCGAGTAACAAGAAAAACGTCCAATCTGTTACTCCCTCAGGGAACGGTAGTCGTTCACTGGTAAATGGACGGAAGAAGCAAGTGGATCTAAACCCTGGACAAGTCGCATTGGCTAGTAAGCTAGGTATACCCTTGGAGAAATACGCTGCTGAAGTGGCGAAATTAGAGAATCGGAGAGACTAATGGCGGATCGTACCCCACGAGAAACACAAACTCGGCAAAGCCAAGAACGTAAAGTTTGGAGGCCAGGAACAGCTTTAGAAGCTCCAGAACCACCTCTAGGGTTCAAACATCGTTGGATTCGAGAATCCGTGATGGAATATGACGATAAAACCAACGTCCATAAAAGGCGGCAAGAAGGATATGATCTCGTTCGTGCAGAGGAATATCCAGAGTATTCAGGTCCAATTGTAGATGAAGGGCGCAACGCAGGCATCATAGGTGTCGGCGGTCTAGTATTAGCCCGTATTCCAGAAGAATTGGCGGATCAACGCAATCAGCATTACCAGAAGACTACACAAAATCAGATGGAAGCTGTTGATCGTGATTGGATGCGCGAAAATAACCCTGCGATGCCAAAAATGGCACCACAACGTAAATCAAGCGTGAGTTTTGGCTCACGACCTAAATCTGATGGAGATTAAAGATGGCGAATTTAGACGCACCTTTTGGCCTTCGTCCTGCTCGTACAAGTATAAGCTCTCAACAGCAAAATCGTTATCGAATTGCTGCAAACTACAACACCGCTATTTTTCAAGGTGATTTAGTTGCAATGGTAACTGGTGGCGGTATTGAGAGAGTTGCGGCGGGTGGTTCAGGATTTATTCTAGGCGTTTTTAACGGCTGTGAATTTACTGATCCTACTACAGGAAAGCCAACATTTTCAAACCACTATCCTGCAAGCACAAATGCGGCTGATATCATGGCTAACGTGATTGATGATCCAAATGCAGTGTTTGAAATCCAAGCTGATGCTGCATTTCCAGTAACAGACTTGGCAGGTAACTACGATATTCTAGCAACAGCAGGAGATACCACATCTGGTACTTCTCGCATTGAGCTAGAAGTAGGAACTGCGGATAGTACGGTAGCAACCCTACCACTAAAAGCAATCGACATTTCTCAAGATCCTGAGAATAGCGATGCATCATCGGCAAATACAAATGTAATTGTCAAAATTAACAACCACCTGTTCAGTGCTGGCACTGCGGGTCTAGCATAAGGAGACTGAGTTATGGCTATTTCAAGATCCCAGCTCGTCAAAGAGCTAGAACCTGGGCTTAACGCTTTGTTTGGTATGGAATATGACCGTTACGAAGGTGAACATGCAGAAATCTATGACACAGAAGCATCTGATCGTGCTTTTGAAGAAGAGGTAATGCTTGTTGGCTTTGGTAATGCTCCAACCAAAAGCGAAGGTGCGGGCGTTCAGTTTGATAATGCAAATGAAGCGTATACTGCTCGTTATTCACACGAAACAGTTGCACTTGCATTCGCACTAACTGAAGAAGCTGTTGAAGACAATTTGTATGACCGCCTTGGCGCTCGTTATACAAAAGCGTTAGCTCGTTCAATGGCACACACAAAGCAGGTGAAAGCTGCTGCAACGCTTAACAATGCGTTTGATGCAAACTTCACAGGTGGTGACGGTGTTGAACTATGTTCAGCAGTTCACCCACTATCAGGCGGAGGCACATTCCGTAATGAGCCATCGACTGCTGCTGACCTCAACGAAACCTCACTTGAGAATGCTCTTATTGACATCTCAACATTCGTTGATGAACGTAATATGATTGTCGCAATGCGTGGCACCAAGATGATTATTCCACCACAACTGCAATTCGTTGCAGATCGTTTGTTGGAATCAACTCTTCGTGTTGGTACTGCTGACAATGATGTTAATGCAATCCGTAACATGGGTATGTTGCCAGAAGGTTACACTGTTAACCATTTCTTGACAGACCCAGATGCGTTCTTCATTAAAACAGACGCTCCAAATGGCTTTAAGCACTTTGAGCGTTCTCCAATGAGAACAAATATGGAAGCAGATTTTGATACAGGAAACATGAGATTCAAGGCTCGTGAGCGTTATAGTTTTGGCTTTAGCGACCCACGTTGCGTATTTGGTTCCCCTGGAGCATAATTTGTGTTAACATAGGGCATGAACATTTTTCATGTTTTTGCTCCTTAAACTTGGAGGCGGCGCGAGTCGCCTCTTTCTTTTTGTTAAATATGTGGTATTGTGTGTTTATCCCTGACAGCGGCATGAGGCTGCTGACATAACCCAAGACAGGAGATCAACATGGGTAAAACAACTTTTTCTGGTCCTGTATTAGCAGGCACAATCAAAGAAACTACGGGTACAACTCTTGGTTCAGATATCAAAAATACTGGTCAAGTCGTTATGGCTCAGACATTTTCAGTGGATTTATCTGGCGGAGCAGTAGCTGCACAAGTTACTGACGTTGTAATCCCTGCAAACTCTCAAATTATTGACTGTGTTATTGATGTTATCACGGCGGCTAATACCTCAACAAACTTGAGTGTTGGTGATACCGTAGGTGGCGCAGCTACTATTTTGAACACGTTTGCAAGTGGAACAGATGCGGGACGCAAATACCCGACTACACAAGCAGGCGCGGCGTTAGCATGGCAAGACACAGGTACAGCGGATATTCGTTTGACTGTCACTGGTTCTGCTGCAACAAATGCGGGTTTAGTTCGTTTTACAATTCTGTATCAGCAAAATAATAACCTAGCGTAATAGGAGGCTAGTATGGCAGGTCCAGTACAAGCATTTAATTTTACGCAAGGAAGTGCTGCGGCTGTTGTTGGCCCCGCACGTTCACGCATTCGTCAAGTTGTAATATTTGCAGACGCGGCAGGAGCGTTTACAATTAAAGATGGAAGCGGTTCAGGTGCTACGTTACTTACGCAAACCTTTCCAACAGGTTATCATCAAATAAACATCCCAGATGATGGAATACTTGCTACAAGTGGTGCGTTTATTAGTGCGTTTACAGGAAGCAGCAATCAACTGACGCTCTTTCTGTCTTAAAGGTGTAACATGGCTCGTAAAAGAGACAAAATGCCTGCAAGAAACAAAAAGAATTTCCGCCCCACGAAAAAAGGGGCGGGAATGACTAAAGCAGGTGTTGCTGCTTACAGACGAAAAAACCCAGGATCTAAGTTAAAAACAGCGGTCACTGGTAAAGTAAAGCCTGGGAGTAAAGCTGCAAAGAGGCGTAAGTCATTTTGCGCTCGTTCCGCAGGTCAAATGAAGAAGTTTCCTAAAGCTGCAAAGAATCCCAACTCACGTTTAAGACAGGCTAGAAAGAGATGGAAATGCTGAACAAACAAGTCACGATAGCTCTTATAACAGCTTTCATCATTGGTGTTGGTGGTGTTGGCTATAGTTGGGCTGATTGGGTTACAAAAACTCTTATTGCAGTAGATAAAAGAACAGAGGTTATGGCCTCTCAAATTAGTTTTATTAAAGAACATATGGAGAGAAATTATGGCAATGTCGAGGGCGCAAATGCGACAACAAGTTTCCAAGCCACCTTCAAAGAATAAAACGCCAAAAGGCTTAACTTATTACAGAAAAGGCGGAAAAGCCTCTGCAAAATCAAAAGGTAGTAAGATTTGTCCAGAGGGAAAAGCATGGGCAAAAAGAACGTTTGATACTTATCCTTCAGCGTATGCAAATCTTGCTGCATCCAAGTATTGTAAAGATCCCAATTATGCAAAAAAGTCCAAAGGTGGTAAGCGAAAGGGCAGATAATGGGTGAACTCAAGAAATGGTTAAAACAAGATTGGGTAAGGATAGGAACCGATGGTGAAATTAAAGGTCCGTGCGGTACTTCAAAAGATAAAAAGAATCCTGATAGGTGTCTTCCAAGGTCTAAAGCGAATAGTCTTACTAAAAAAGAACGAAAAAAAACCGCTGAAAAAAAGAAACGTGAAGGAAGAAAAGGCAGAACAGTCGTTAAAAACACCAAAAAAGCAGAGGTCAAATTCGCAGAAAAAGGTGGTGAAATCAAACAAACGAAAGCCAAAAGGCCGTTCAAAGGGAAGGCCAAAAAAGGCACAGCCGTAGCTAGAGGTTGCGGTGCAATTATGAAGAATCGGCGTAAGCGCACAAAAGGTGCTGTTACACAATCTTGAAAGGAGAAAACTTATGGCGATGAAGAAAAAGGGCTATCGTAGC